TTCATCCTTTTCATTTGATCGAGGGTCATTTTGATCATCTCCTTGCGCTCAGGCATGGGACGGTTGTGTAGGCGGTTTGCCATCTCTACGTTTAAGTTAGACATCTTAACAGGAGAAATTGGTGCGCCTGGTCGGTCAAACTCTTGCACGGTTGCTAGTTGTCCGCGCAATCTGTCTCGGTGAACTTCTTTCTTTTTGTTCCATTCGGCTTGAGCATACTTAATGTCTGAATGCCCCATCTCAATGGAATCGGTGCGCTTTAAGTGGTCACGCCACTGTTTTCTGCCCTCAATCATCACGCCATCCGGTGACATGAATGGGGCAATGTCGCCCATTACAGTGGTGTATTCACCAGCCCGACCTTTAGATTTTTCATATGGCTCGCTGCCGTCAGATGGAAATACCCATGTAGTTCTCAAAGCAACTCCAATATGCGTGAAATGTCTTGTTCGTCTTTTTGTAACTTTATGCGCTTGTCAAGTTCTCTTACCCTTAACATAAGCGCATCATAATCAATTGTAGTTTGTGCCGCAATCTCTATTGTTTGTTCTGGTGCGGTGGAGATTTCTTCTCTGATCTCAGGCGGTAAACCAAAAATAGCTTCATGAAGTTTCTTTTTCCTTTGAGCTTCTAGCTTCTTTTCTTGTTCCCACCGCTTATCACGCTCATCAAAGCCAAAATGCCCACCTAATAAAATTTCTGTGGGTACTGGCGGAATTACCGATATTCCAATTGTTGCAAATGGCAATTCAGCAAATGCGGCGTACCCAAACATCAGTAATCCGTTTCCATGTAAATATTACCTTGGGCAATACTGACAGCAGATGCAGTAGCGTTATTACTTCTCCAAGCTCTATATGCTAATGAAGTTGTGTTTGCTGGTAATGCTGTTCCTGCTGTACCCGTCAATGTTCCTGATGCCACATTACCTGTATTAAGTCTAGTAACTTGATAATAAACTGTATTGTTGGATGATGGCGGCGCAAATAAAATCAATTCATACCAATCAGTATTAGATGTATTTGTTGGAAAGTTTGCACCCAAATCAATAGGTGTTTGAGCCGCTGAACCACCATAGTAAACAAACAAGTTTGTATTAGCCGCACCTTGACCAACACCAATAGAGTTTGTTAACGTTGATGGTTCTACGTTTGTTGGGGCACTTGTGTTACTTGACATTCCTACAAATGTTCGAGGACTTGCAACAGTATCTGCAATACCAAATCTTGATGCTAAATAAAATCCACCATAATTAGGTGTACCAGTTACTCCAAGCGTATATTCAGCCGTTACTGTTGTGAAGTATCCCAATGTTCCAGCGGTTGCCGTAGAAGATGAAAGAACACGAAAAACTCTTGTAAACATACTTGTTGTTGCATAAGTTCCATTAGAGGCACTATTTGCCCCAGGAGCTCTCATACCATTAACAGTAAGAGAACTTGCGCTGCTTCCTGAAACTGTAGCTGTACCTATACGTTTATTTGCAAACGCTGGTTGCAATTGAACCACCGCATTGGTAGCGTTCAAAAACGCTGGTGCTGTATATCCACCAGCAATAGTTCTAGCAAATGTCTTTAAGTTACCAGCACTAGGAGCGGCGGGGTCTGAAGTAACCGCAACGCTAGACACCTGATTGGTTGTTCCTGTCAAACTTAACGTAGTGTGTGTTCCAGCCGCAGGAGTTGTTCCACCAATGGCAGGAGGTGACGATAAATCAAGCGTACCGCCTAAAGTAAGGTTGCCAGATGATGTGACCGTACCTGTTAAGGTTAAACCGCTAACTGTGCCTGTACCGCCGACACTTGTGACTGTTCCCGACCCTGCCGCACCAAATTGAAGAAACGTGATCGCTGTCGTGCCAACCGTAATTGGCAATGCGGTTTGTTGCACCCATGATGTATTAGCAAGAGTTGACCCTGATAAAACAAGAATAAAGTCACCAGCATCAATTTCGTTCGTTCCAGAGCCACTTGTGTCGTAATCGGTAGCTCTTGTCAGGATGTAGGGCAATACCAACGTACCCGCTTGAGTCAGCGTATACACCCCGTTGTTTGCGCCTGTGGCTTCGTTCTTAATCAGCAGCCGCTTACCAACATCGCCAATCACTAACGTATAGCCATCAATGGTTAACGTACCATTTGCATTTGCGGTAAGTGTTGCCCCAACTCCGCTTGTGCCGTTGTTATAGGTGTTGGCGGCTAAGGCGGCTACCGTTGCGTAATTACACGCAGCATGAAAGTTAATACCAGTCGCAATTGAGTCGGCATATGTCTTGTTGACAATATCGTTAGCACTGCTTGGCGCTGTGGAAATCGTTCCAGTGGTCAATGCAACAGATGTCAAGTTGGTGTTAGCCCCGCTGGTTGCAAATCCTGTGATTGCCCCGCCAAGGGTTATGCTTCCTGAGTTTGTTACTGTTCCACTTAACGACAATCCGCTAACAGTACCAGTACCCGATACGCTTGTAACTGTGCCGCTTGCTGGTGTTACCCATGTCGGTGCGCTTGTGGCATTGCTTTGCAATACCTGACCTGCCGACCCAGCTTGACCGTTAAATGCCACCGATCCATCGGTGTTGATGGTCATTGCATCTGTTGTGCTGACCGCACCATTGACAATAAAACTGATCTTTTGACTGTCCCAACTACCTAAAACAAGTGGGCCACCAAACGATTCCACAAAACTTGCTAACGGTGTCGAAAACCCATTATTGGGATACCCTGCCGCTGAATAACTGTAATTTGCGTTATTTATTCCAAGCTCACCGTAAGCCGTATGACCGCCATCATTAACCGCATAACTGGCATAAGATGTTGCACCTGAGTCGGTATTTTGCAAGCTGGTGTAAAGGTATAACGGCTCACTAGCGGTAAACCCTGCAATCACGCCCGAATCGATGTGTCCAGTGGCATTACCTACATTCAACGATCCAACATTGGTCGTGCCTGATGTGTAAGGTATCAAAACACGATTATTGGCATCTTGATTAACTGACTTTCCCGCAGGATAAGTGACAAAGACATCCTTACTACCCGATGCAAGATCAAGTTTTGAGCCTGTGGATGAGGCAATTACGGTTGTTCTGGCTAAAGTTCCACCGTAATACGTCCCGATTCCTACTTCCCATTGAGTGCCGCCTGAGATTGTGTAATAGGTTGTATTGTTGTTGCCAATGACGCTAAACGACTGAAACCCTGAAACTGCGCCACCAAGGGTTATCGTGCCTGTTCCGGTCGAATCGGTGGTTTCTCTAACCCTATCGGCAAGGACTAAGCTCATTGAATTGCCTCTACACCCACTACCATTCCATCAGCGCCTCGGACTACCCGCTTTGGTGCGCTCAATTTTCTCATCGCCTCGCCAATGTTTTGCATGGTTTGACCGTGCATATTCGCCATCTGGTCGTGCATCTCCACCATCTTATTGACTGCATCCGCTATCGGCGCGCCCAATTCGTTGGTTATTTGCGAAGCCGCTGCCTCAACGACTGGTAGATCGACACCAGGGTTGCTACCAATCCTTGCGACCATGATTTTAGTCGCTGCATCAAGTTCTGCTTTCCATCGTTCATATTCTTCCCGTCCGGCCATTTCTCTGGCCTTTATTTGCATCTCGTTGTTTTGCTTGGCAACCTCAAACTCGGCTTTCATTTGAGCCAATTGCATCTCTGCTTGCGTCTTAGCCTGGTGCATCTGCATCTCAAGCTGTGCCTTACCCTGCTCGATCTGGGCTTGCGCTTGCACTTTCATTTGCTCAGTCTGAGCCTGTGCCTGCATCCGCATTTGCTCGGCCTGTTGTTCGGCTTGCATTTGCATCATCTCTGGCGGTGGGCCCGCCGGTTGCTGTTTGGCAGCGTCTGCTTTGTCTTGCAAGGCTTTCATCGCCCTTTCGACCGCGCTCTCCAACCCGCGACCAGCTCTGAATCGGCGTACAAGGAATAACAGCATCTCAGAGGCCATAGGCAAGGTCTCAGGCGCTTGGGCGATCATTGGGATTGCCTCACGCAAGAATAGACCGATTGCTTGGATTGCCTCTTGTGCGCCTTGCTTTTCAGCCTGTTCATCAATTTGAGCCAAGCTGTCAGCCTCAACCGCAATATGGAAATCTCGAATTGTGCTGTTGGATAGCATCTGAATCGCCGCTTGCAGCATCTGCGGGTCTTGACCGTCTGGTGTATTCATTACCCCAGACATCTCAACAATTAACTCAGGCGGGTAAAACTTGCAAATGACCTGCGCCTTGAGCTTGAAGATGTCGGTAGCAAATCGAGCCACATCG